CTGTTTAGTTCCATAACCATTTTTGGATCTACAGCAATTAAAAAATCAGGATCAAATTCTCTATAAATGGCATTACATCCGTAGATTTTTCCATATCCAATTAATTCTGAGGGTTGTATAGCAAGACGGCTACGGCCGTTGCCGAGAACAAAACAACGCATAAGTTATCCTTTCAGAATAATTATGCCGCAGGTGCTGGAGGAGCACCATACATTGATTTTACAAATTGTAATTCTTGTTCTTGTTCTAGAATATGTGCTTCGCTAGACTTTCTTAATTGATTAATTTGCTCTAACGTTAATCTAGTTTTTCTAGTATCTTTTTTAGATATTGCCGTAACGTCGCGCTTAGGCTCATAGCGCATGTCTGCAGACACATTCTTAGTGTCTTTATCAATGTAAAATAATTCTCGAAGTATCATGTTGATATTTATGCTGCTGGAGGTGTAACCGATGTTGGAGCTTCTGCACCATCAACTGGCATTGCTGCTGCTTGATCTGGAGTAGCTTCAGTATCTGTTGCTGCTTCTGTATCGGCAGCAATGTCAGTCTGACTAATACCTACTGAACGTAATTCTCCACTACTGTCTGTAGGAATTGCATCGCTCTTGCCTTGTTCTTCGGCCCACAAACGTTCGTTTTCTGCCATTTCTTCTTCACTTAACCCTAAGAAACGCTGTAGTGCAAAACGTTTACTGATAAACGGCACTGCTTGAATAGTGTTAAATGTATTAATACGTTGTCCATCTACTTCACTTTGACGATAGGCTGCAAAGTTCATCGGCGGCTGTAGTTTTAAATCAAATAAACTTGAATCAATGTTCACACCGCGCTTAAACAAGTAACGCTTAAACTCTTCGTCAAATATATAGGCTGCAAGACTTTGTAGTCTTTCGCAGTATTTGTTAAATCTAAATTCTTGAATATATGCTGTGCCAACTCGCCCATCGTTATACTGCGCTTGGCTATCATCTGCGCCTGTAGGCAGATAGCTACTTGGAATTCTTAAACCTCGAAATAACTTATTTGTAAAGAATTTTAAGTCATCAATCTCACCAAGATTCGTTCCTCCTGGTAAAGTTTCAACTTTACTTCCACGTCCTTCAGCAGTCTGTGGGAAGAAGTAATCTTCGTTGATAGATAATGGGTTATACGCTGAATCAATAACGTTAGTGCCACCGCCACTAGCACTTGGAATTCTTCTTTGGTGTATTTCATTTTTTACCCTTTCAACGAAGCCCATGGCTAAGTGACTGGGCATGTTACCTACGTCAACGTAGAATACTCTGCGTTCCGGAGCACGTTGCACACGATAGATAATGATAGCGTCTTCTAGCAATTCTTTTTGTTTGAATACTTTAAATACGTTTTCTAGTAAACTATTACCAAACGGATAGTTATTATCAAGACCTTCACTTAGCGATAAATGGATAACGTGTTCAGCATTTACAGCTTCTTCCATCTGCGTTAATTCAAATCTAGAACCTGTAGGTGTAGGATATGCACCAGTCATACCTCTAGCTGCTCCGCCACCGGCAGCATAGGATGTTCCCCTGTTCGGAGTATTAGTAGTGTTAGGGTGAATCATTGTCACTACTAAATCTTGGAAGTTTGGATTTAAATCTTTGATAACATATTGTTCTGGTTTCTTACCTTCACTTTCATTAACAATGATTTTAGTAACTTTGGCAGAATCGATATACATCCATTTTTGTGTTTCAGGATCACGGATAAAAAATGCATCCCCATATTTGAATAAGTTACGCATGATTCTAAAAATTCTAGTTTCAAACTGTTGAGTTTTTGACCACTGCTGTAAGTATTCTCTTAAAATTCTTACTTCACTGTTAGTAGCTTTATTTTTAAAAGCAAGATTAAAAGGAGTAGAGTTTTCTTTGTTCTTCTGCGTGGTAAATTCTGCAAGAATGTCCAATGCTGCATTAACTTCTGGATCCATGTCCATGGTATCGTATTGCAAATATCGTTCTACTCTATTAGGACTACCAGTGTAAACATCAGGAAGGTAGCTTGAATAATTTGTTTTCGCAGGGCCTGGTCTATTAGATGAGCTAGGAGACGACATAGGGCTCCAACTGCCATCTGTTAGGGCACCTGTGTTAACTGGTGTAAAGTATTTTTTCCAACTCATGTTACTCTCGCATTTAGATTACCATTTAATGATTTAGTTGCAGATACTGCCTTTTCCATCAAGTTAGGTAATTTGGACATTTCGCCATTTAGTAAACCTACTTGCTTATTTAACGTATCTAAACTTTTAACTACGTCAGAAAGAGTAGCTTCTTTTGACCCAACTGCTGTTTTTGTTGTGCTACTGTCTTTAGCACCCGAGGCACCGGCTTGATCAGCTTTGGCTTTGTCAGCGGCTGCTTGTTTGGCAGCAGCATCGCTTTGAGCTGTTACAGAAGTTTTAGCGGCTTCTGCCGGACCTAATGCTTTACCTGGTTCAGCCATTGGTCCCATAAACTTATCTAACATCCTAGCAAATGGATCTTTGCCGGCAACAGTTGTTGGCAGCTTCGTCATCTTGGCGTTGTCCCAAGCTGCCCGCTGTTCATCATCAGCCTTGTTTGCTGACATAGCACCGGCTAAGTCTCCAAACTCTGTATCAGGTTGTTCTATGTCTGGAACAGCTATTTCTTCTTCATCATCGTTGAAACTAACAACACTGTCAAGCAGTTGTTCTCGTTTGTCTTGAATAGCTACGTCTGTGTCTGCCATCTCTTCTCTTAAATCTTGCAGTTCTTGTTCTTTCAATGCGATATTAGCATCAATGTTTAAGATGTTTTGATTTCTTTCAGCAATACGACTTTGTAACGATAAATTTATACTTTCTTCTTCGGCTATTTTTGCTTGTAGTTCTTGAATTTCTTCTGCAGATTCTGAATTATCAATTCTATTGCGCAGCATAGCTAGTTCTTCTGTAGACTCTGCTAGATCTTTTTCTTCGTAACGTTGATTATTTTCGTAGATATCTTTTTGTGCTTTGAGTTTATCTAACCCGTCTTGTATTCCATCTTCTCGCATTGTTTGAATAATTCTTTCATCATCCAATGCAGACAGTTCTTCACCTATTTGTATCAACTCAGTATCTAAGAAATCTTTTTTAACTGCTAGCATAGACTGTGTTTGTTTAGCAATTGAATCTGTTTGTTCGACTAAGCTGTCTTTAAGTTGTGTTAATTGATCTATGTCAGCGTCCGGCTCTACATCTTTATATCCAGGAATTTGTCCTCTTATAGTGGTTGCATTTCCTCCAGTGACAGAACTTAATGAAGTTGTAATTGATCGATTTATTGCAGATAGATCTAGTTTAGCCATGTCCGGCATTTCAAACTTAGGCATTTCTAGTTTAGACATATCCATAGTTGGCATTTCAATGCTCTTGCCAGCTTCGCCAACATCAATCTTGGGCATAGTTTTTCTCACGCCGCCCATGGCAGATTCTATAACTCTAGACAAGTCTTGAGGACGCATTACACTTTCTAATCCGTGTAACTCTACCATTGTGCCTTTACCCCAATCTTCAAACATCTTGCCTGCCATGTCAAGACTTCCGCCTGCCCTTCTAGGCGGTGGTGTTTCAGAATCGCTAGGCGGCAGTGTGCCATTAACTGGTTGGACAAACACTGGCTGATCAGCTGATCCACCTCTAGTAGATGACAAGGGATTAGTTGGTGCTGGACGTTCTCTAGCTATTCTATCTCGTTCAGCACGCTCTGCTTGTTCTCTAGCAATTTTAGCCCTGCTTTCTTGACTTGCTTCTGGTAGGCCAGCTGCTTTAGCTTTTTCTCTTGCTTCGTTAGCTGCTTGTTCTCCTTTAGCTCGAACTTGAGCATCTTCTCTTGCTTTTACTTCAGGAGCTACTGGAGGTGCGTTATTTGGTCCAAATGCTTTCCGCAATGCGCCATACGCATCTTCAGTTCGTCTATTAAACACATCTTGAGGAGTGTTTTGCATTTTCTTTGCATAGTCTGCCATTGCTGGTGCAATTTCATCATTTAATTTTTTAATAAATTGATCGTTAATAGCTGCTGATGCTTTTTGTAAACTGCTTTCAAATTGCACTACTGCTTGAGTAGTAGCTTTACCTTGATCAGCTTCTCCAGGTTTAGCTGGTGCTTTGGCATCAGTTTGTTCTTTCTTTACTTGCTCATTTAATAGTTGAGCTGCTTTACGTCTATCACTTTCAAGATTTAAATTTAATCCTTGTTCAGCAGCAATTTTATCCATGCCAGCTGTCAGCGTAGTAGTTTGATTGGCAATGTCTTGGGCACCTTTAATGCCTACCTTGGCCATCTCGTTAAAATCTTTGCTGTTTAATCTAGCCTGAATTGCCATTTCAGCATCTGCCACTGCTTTAGCAGCCGCTTGTTTTTGTTCTTCAGTTCTAGCAGTCTTAGCCATGTTAATGGCATTTTGTAACTGTGTTCCTGCTGGACCAAGTGCAGACAATGTGGCGGCTGTGTCTTTAGATGCTGTGCCATAGCTTACAAGGTCTTTGGTAAGATTTTGAACACCTGGGCCAAATTTTTCAACTTTGGCCATGGCACTGACCATGCCTTCGGCAGCAAACTTATTGCCATTCATCATTTCTATACGAATGGCTGCTTGATACTTGCCGTCACGTTCTAATGCGTTGAGAGATTT